CAACGAGCTGGCGCATGCGGTGCGGGTTCGCAACAAGAACACCATCGATGCGCAACGCGTGCCGTTCAACCTGCGTGATGAAGCCAAGCTCGGTTTGAAGGACTGGTTTGCCAACCGGTTCGACACCGCCATGTTCAATCATCTCAGCGGCAACACGCTGGTGACGGATATGCGGTACGCCGGCAGCAATGTCATCACCGCGCCCTCCGCGGGGCGGATCTTCCGTGCCGGAAGCGCCACGGACGATTCCGCGATCAATGCCGACAACACCAAGGTGTTCAACCTGTCTGTGATCGATGCCTGTGTCGAGCGGGCCGGGGTGTCGTCGCCGTTGATCCGTCCGATCAAGGTGGACGGCGAGGACAAATATCTGATGTTCTTGCACGACTATCAGGTGACGGATTTGCGCACCAACACCAGCTCCGGCCAGTGGCTGGATATCCAGAAGGCGGCGCTCTCCGGCGGGCTCGGCAAGAAGAGCCCGATCTACACCGGTGCGCTCGGTGAGTACAACAACGTGGTTCTGCACAAGTCGAACCGCATCCCGAACGGCATTTCCAATGCCGGCGTGGTGCAGCCCTCGACCCGTCGCGCTGTGTTCTGCGGCGCGCAGGCCGGCGCCATCGCCTTCGGCAAAGAGTATTACGAAGGCGTCTACTACAAATGGGTCGAAGAGCTGTTCGACTACGAACGCGAATTGGGCGTCTCAGCCCAGACGATCTGGGGCCTGAAGAAGACCGTGTTCAACGGCACGGATTTCGGCACCATCGTCGCCACCACCTTCGCCGCCGCGCACTAGAGCGCGTTCGCATAGACCCCGGATTTGATCCGGGGTGGAATCCAACAAGAGGGGCTTCGGATCATCATCCGGAGCCCTTTTGCATGGTCACTTTGCACGTCACTCCATCATAAGGATATCAAACATGGCTACAGGTTCTTTGGGCTCGACCGCCCGGCAGAACACCTCGCAAGAGGTGCATTATCTTCGCTTCGCGGTGAATTTCAACGATGCGGGCATTGCCTCCGGGATCGGCAAGCAATTTTTGCCAACGGGCGCGATCATCACCGATACCTCGGTGTTTGTGAAAACACCGTTCAATGCCGCCACCACCAATGCGCTCACGGTAGGCACCAATGCAGGCGCCTTCAACAACATCGTGGCGGCGGCGGATGTGGATGAGAGCGCGATCGCTCTCACCAACAGCATCAAGCCGACGGGCGCGGCGCTCGGGCCGCTTCCAAGCGACACGCAAGTGGTTGTGACTTACACCCAGACCGGTGCGGCGGCGACCGCGGGCTCTGCGGTGGTGATGATCAAATACATCCCGAACAACGACCTCTGATCCTTCGTGGAGCAGTGGTTGCATTATGCCGGGGCGGCGGTTGTTCTCGAACAGCAGCCGCCTGCGGCCTCCAGCCCCGAAAAGGTGAGCGATGGGCACACTCGGTCAATTGAAAGCGCGGATCGCGAGCGATCTGTCGCGCGACGATCTGACAAGCCAGATCGCAGACGCCGTTTCCGACGCGATCAAGTTTTACGCGCGTGAACGCTTCTGGTTCAACAGCACGCGCAGTCTGACATTCGCGACGGTGGCGGGGCAGGCGGCCTATGGTGCGGCGGATCTCGCCGCGATCGCCAATCTGGTGCGGATCGACGCGCTGTTCACTGTGCAAAATCAATCGGTGATCCCGCTCGATCGGTATGAGCCAGTGGATTTCGAAGTGCTCGGCAATGCCGCAAGCGGCGGGGTGCCGGTGGCGTTCACCTATGTCGATCAAAGCATCCGCCTGTGGCCGACACCGAATGATGCGTTGACGATGCGGCTGCACGCCCATGTTCGGCTTCCCGATGCGGCCGATGGCGACAGCAATGCCTGGACCGACGACGCCGAAGAATTGATCCGCTCGCACGCCAAGCTGTTGCTCTCTACCGACGTGCTGGACGACGACGCGGCGGCCGCGCGAATGCAGGGCAAGATTCCGTTTTTGCTCGGTGCGTTGCGTGCGGAGACTTCTTCGCGGCTCGGCAGTGGTGTGATCCAGGGCACGGAGTTTTAGTCCGAATTTAAATGACACGGCTTCTCGTTACACGAAGCCGCTCGCAGTCACCTTGTCAAAGTCGCGTATTCCTCACCCTGAGGAGCAGCGAAGCTGCGTCTCGAAGGGCGAGGCCGGAGACTTCACCGCTTTCTACGTCATCGCCGGACTTGATAGCACAAGTCGGATGTTATTACCGGGGGCGTTAGCACACCCAGTGCGTCATCACCGGGCTTGACCCACTGCTGTTCGGTTTAAATTGTTCATGGCGCACTGAGCTTCCCCCACCTTTAGCTGTCGTCCCGGCCAAGCGAGCACCGCGAGCGCGTTCTTAATGAAGGCACAAGTCGGATGTTTCCGACTTGTGCCTTCATTAAGAACGCGCTCGGACAAGCCGAGCGCTATGACCCAGTATACACAAATAGTCGTGAGGTTTTCCAACACATCATCCGCCACATGAGCACAGGGACCACTGGTTCCCGGCTCGCGCTGCGCTTGGCCGGGATGACGGTGGTCGGTGTGTGGTGAATGCATCCGATCGTTGGTGTTGGCCGCTGCGTGTCAACACCTTCCGCGTCATACGCGGAGAGAGACGAGATGCCGTGCATGACGGCGGAGAGTGTCGAGGCGCATTGCTTCGCAATTCAATCATCACGTTTCGAAGTACGTTCTCCTCATATTTGATGGATCACAGCCCATGCCGTTGCTGACTTACGGCGAATACAAGCCGGATGTCTCGGATTACGAATCCACCACCACGCGCAATTTGCAAAACGTGTTGCCGCGCGGCGATGGCTATGGCCCGTTTCCGGATATGACGGCGCTGTCGCAATCGCTCGGGGCGCAATGTCGTGGCGCGTTCGTGGCTTACAAAACCGATGGCTCGGTTTCGATCTTTGCCGCGACCGCAACCGATCTGTTTCTGATGGACAATGCCAGCTTTGCCTGGAGGAAGATCTCCAAAGGCGGCGGCCCGTATTCATCCGTGTCCAGCACCGAACAATGGCGCTTCGTGCAATTCAACAATCTGGTGATCGCGGTGCAGGCCAATGTCGCGCCGCAGGTCTACGACATTATTTCGTCGACGGCTTTTGCCGATCTCGCCGGCAATCCCCCGCAGGCGCGCTATGTCGATATCGTCGGCCGCTTTGTCGTGCTCTCAGGATTGCTGTCCAATCCCTATCGCGTGCAATGGTCCGGCTTGAACGATGTCAACGGCCCGACCAGCTGGACGCCGGGGCTCAACAATTCCGATTTTCAGGATCTGCCGGATGGCGGCATTGTGCGCGGCGTGGCGGGCGGCGAGACCGGCGTGATTTTGCAGGATCAGGCGATCCGCCGCATGATCTTCGTGCCCGGCTCGCCGGTGGTGTTTCAGATCGAGCGCGTCTCGCAGGACAAGGGATTGTTCGGGCCTTACAGCCTGGTGCGCGCCGGCGAGTTGATTTTCTTTTTCTCGGCGCAAGGCTTTCATCGGATCGATCCCGGTGGCTTTCCGACACCGATCGGGCGCGAGCGGGTCGATCGCACATTTTTCGCCGATCTCGACAAAGCCAATCCGCAATTGTTCATCGGCGCCTCGGACCCGCGCAATTCGCGGGTGTTCTGGGCTTACAAATCGGTCAATGGCACGGCCAATCGCTTCGACAAAATGCTGTGCTATGATTGGGTGCTCGATCGCTTCACGCCGATCAAGATGCTCGGCGAGTATGTGTTGCCGATGTCGCAACCGGGACTGACGCTGGAAAGCCTGGATGCGATTGCGCCGTCGCTCGAAGCGCTGACAACCTCGCTGGATGATTTTTCCACGGCGGTGACGCCGGAGCTGGCGGCCTTTGACAACAGCCACGCGTTGAATTTCTTTCGCGGCCCGACGCTTGAAGCCACACTCGACACCGCCGAGCAAGGCACGGCCGATGCGCGGCTTAAATTGCGTGGCTTTCGGCCGATCACCGATGCGCCCGCTTTATTTGGCTCTGCCTCGCGGCGCGACACTCAACAGGCCGTCGCCACCTTCACGGCGGAATGCGCCATCCACCCGCAGACCGGCCGGGTCAATCTGTTGACCTCGACCCGTTACGCCCGGCTGCGCACGCGCATTCCGGCCGGCACGGCGTGGTCGTTCATTGCCGGCGTAGAGCCTGACATTACATTAGGCGGCGGCCGATGACCGTCTCGACCAATGAGCGGGAGCTGTCGAAATACGCCATTGCCTTGCAGCAGCTTGAGCAGGGTCGCTCCAATGCCGCTGGCTTTTGTACATTGGCAGTGGGGACCAGTACCACAACCGTGCGTGCGCCGAATTGCGCCGCGACCAGCAAGGTGTTTCTGTTTCCGACCAGCGCGCATGCGGCGGCCGAGCTTGGCAACGGCACGTGTTTTGTCAGCTCGGTGGCGAATGGGACGTTCACCTTGACTCATGCCGTCAACGCGCAGGCCGATCGGAGCTTCGCTTTTGTCAGCCTCGGTTGAGCTGGTCTGCGTCGATCCGCAGCGGGTTCATGAAGTGTGGCCGCATGTCGCGCATCTCATTCATCGCGCGCTGAAGCGCACCAACCTCAATCACACCAGCGAAATTGATGACGCGGTGTTGAGCGGCCGCGCGCTGCTGTGGCTTGCCTGGAATGGCGCGCGCATCGAGGCCGTGGCCACCACATCGCTGATCGCAACCGACGCGGACAAGATTTGCATCGTCACCGCGTGCGGCGGCGAGGGCATGGCACGCTGGCTGCCATTGCTGCGAGCGATCGAAGATTACGCGAGGCGCGAAGGCTGCGCCTGCGTCCGCATCTACGGGCGCAAGGGGTGGCAACGGGTGCTCGATGGCTATGGCGTGAAACACGTGATTTTAGAGAAAGGCTTGACCTGATGGGCGGCACCAGCACGACACAACAGCAACAGACATCCTCGACCACGCCCTTCGGTCCGGCGCAGGGATCGCTCAACAGCATTCTCGGTCAACTCAATGGGCAAGTGCCCAATGCTGCGTTGACGCCCACGGAAACCGGCGCACTCGATCAACTCAAAGCCAATGCGCAAGCCGGCAATCCATTCGCCGGGGCCATCGGAAATGCCGCGACCGGCCTGTTGAATGGCGGCGGGGCGCAAACCAACGATGCGGGCATTTCGCAAAATTTTGCCGATTTGAAGGGATTGCTGACGCCGTTCGCCAATGGTTCGCAGGTCGGCAAAAATCCGGCGTTGCAGGGGCAGCTCGATCAGATCGCCAGCGATGTGAGCAATCAGGTCAACGGCCAATTCGCCGCTGCCGGCCGCGACGGCTCGGCTTTCAATCAGCAGGCACTGGCGCGCGGCATTGCGCAGGGCGAGGCGCCGGTGATCGCCCAGCAATTCAATCAGGATCAACAAAATCAGCTCAACGCCGCCAACAGCCTGTTTGGCGCGGGCACCAATACGTTAGGTCTGCTCAACCAGACCAACCAGGCCGCCAATGCCAACAAGCAGGCTGGCGTCAATGTCGGCTCGGCCGCGCTCGATGCCAACAATTTCGGCGCCAATCAATTGCTGGCCGAAGAGGCGCAGCGGCGCGGCATTCCGGTCAGCGCGTTGACCACATTGCTCGGCGCGATCTCGCCGGTGGCGCAGGCCTTCGGCACCACCAATGGCACGAGCAACGGCTCCAGCACGCTGTCGGGCGCAGATCAATTCGCCAAGATCCTCGGCGGGATCGGCAGTTTGGGCGGGCTCGGCAATCTCGGAAATCTCAGTAAGCTGTTTGGCAAATAAGCAGCGTTTGCGGTCACTGCTGTTTTTACGGCTTTCTTTGTTTGCGAGATTCACCTCTCGCTGATTGATTGTGTCGGCTTCGGCGCGCGATCAAACGCATTTTTTCAAACCATCCTTGTCATAGCCGGATTTATTCGAGCCATCCACGCCTCGGGTTGGCATGCAATTGCTTGCCTCTTGTTCAAACATCAACGGAGACCATCCACATGGGATTACTCAACAACCGTGATTTCGATCTTTCGGCTTTCGATGGCCCGTTTGGCCCGGTGCTGTTTCGCAGCCCGTTGCAGGATCAATCGCAGCAGCCAGGAAACGCTGATGTCACTGCTCGTCTCTCAAATGACGTGGGCGGTCTTACCACTCAAGATAAAGCCCAGACTCCGCTTCCCGTAAATGCAGATGCCCAACCCTTTAGCGATAATGGTGCCCGCGAAAACGCCTTGGCAGATGCTCGTGCTGAACTTGCGAAGCGACTTTCAGCTGGCAATTTCAATAACGATGAAGGCTTTCGTACTTACGCATTCCACCTCAATTTGCCGCCAGCAGACATAACGACGGCAGGACTTCAGGGACTGAGCTTGGGTTTTCGCGATGAAGCCACTGCCGCGGGTCGCGCATTGGCTGATGCTGTCCCAGGAGAGAGCTTTAGCGAGGCCTATCCATTCTTTCTGGCCGCGGAACGTGAGCGGTACAATAAATTCAAGAAAGATCATCCAACAGAGGCTTCATTGGCTGAAGAAGCGGGTGCCGCTACTACGTCGTTTCTCGGGTCTAAAATTCCTTTTGTTGGGCCGGCATTCGGCGTTTTGAGCGATGCTATTCGTGGTGCTGGTGAGGCTGATGGTGATTTGGCAGATCGACTTCAGGGCGCAGAACAGGGTGCCATCAACGGGATTTTTAGCGGCGGAGGTAAAGAGCTTGCGAAAGGTGCTTTTAAAGCTCTGGGTCGCCCAACCTTCCCACCTTTTAGCTTTGGTCGGCCGTTGTCACCGGTTGAGCAAATAATCAGAGATCAGGCGCGGTAGGATTAAAAATTCTCTTACAACGGAGAGGCAATGGTGTGCCAATCATTGGTGCATTCAACAATCAGATCGACGCGGCTATCAATGCTGCCATCGCACCCGCTTTAAATCCGCTCTTTGCTCCGGAAGATCAGCTGAGCGAGCCAACCTTTGCTGAGCGTTTTCAGCATGCGCTTCGTGATCAAAATGCGGCGGATGCGAAATTTTCCAAGGAGCGTCCTATTCTCGATGGGTTGGCTAATTTTGCCGGTGGAGCAGCTTCCGTTGGAGGGGCCGCCAAATCGATTCCAGGAGCGGCCCGCTGCGCTGGGAGAAATTGGTGGGCCGCTTCCGGAAAGAGTTGTCAGAGGGATAGGCACTGAAGCTGCAATCGGAGCGGCCGACGCAGCCGCAAGAGACAAGGATATTATCGAGGGCGCCAACCGTGGTGCTGTCGAGGGGGTGCTATCCCGTTCGACGCGTGCTCTTCTATCTCGGATTCCAATGTCTTGATTGTCCAGAAATGACTGACGATCAGGTGGATTTTCCTCGTCGGATCTGTATCCAGCATGCTCCGAGAAATAATACAAAAAATATTACAATAAGCGCGATCGCGTCCGTATTTTCGCCGAAAGGCGCAATTGCCCTCTCGAATCCTTTGGCAAAAATCCTCGACACTATCAATTCGAAATTCCTTCTACGAAAAGATTACTGAAAGTGAAGTCGCGCGGAGGTCGCTCATTCGTGAATCACGATCAATTTTCGATTGTAATTGTCTCATGCGGCGAAAATTAAAGTCAATATGCTGGGCGTCGATCATAAGGTTCATTTTTGGAATCGAAATCATAAAAAGGCGGCTCTTCGGAGTCGCTTTTTCTTTGCGGAGGGTTGAATGACATTCTTCAAATGGAGCCGCACGGCATCCGTCAATGCGACGGCAGATGCGACATGCCTGTTTCCTGAAGGCATGGCGCCGGGTGCGGTAATCGATCGCGCGGCGGCGTGATGTCAGAAATTCATCGATGATATGCCCCGGAATTTGAGTGGCTGTATTATTCTGGAATTATGATCTGCCGGATTTTCTTTGGCTTCTTTTGTCGAGCCACCACGCAACAAACCCTCCGAAAATTGTTAAGACTATGAGTATGATATCTCTTTTGCTCTCACCAAAAATCAAAACCGCTAAACCGGTAAGTCCTGAGTATATGAATATTTGCAAAGTATAATATTCGGGCCCGGATTGGCGCGGTGGGTGTCCGTCGGATGGTTTGTCTGCAGCATGATGTTTGTCTACCAAAAATGATCGCGAATTCACCCTCGCAAATGTCATGTGAGGTCAAAATCAAAACTTCAACACTTAATGTTGGCCGCTGCCGATCTCCGATGTCGTGAGGATATTATTGTGAGCGGTCCAATTCTTTTTTGATGTCTATCCAACAAGCTACTGGGATCATGAGTACCAGCAGTGCTATCGGAACTGCTGCTCCGGCCTTCTCACCGAAAAACCAAGTGGCCAAAATTGCGATCGCTGCCATGATTACGCATGATATCGCTTGAGTGATTATTTCTGCAGATCCCGAT